CATGCTCGGCGTACCAGCAGGTGTGCATGTAGCCCCGCCCGTACACCGCCGCCGACCACAGCCAGCTCCACATCTTCGCGTCGATGCCATCGTCATCGTGCATCGCGTCCATGATGGTCTCGGCGTACTCGGCCGCCCGGTCAAACCGCGGGTCGTTGCTCTTCAGCGGGATGGTCGGCTGGCGAGAAGTGTAGGCCATCAGCCAGAACGCCACCAGCGTCTCGATCGCCGCCGCGGTGAACGGCACCACGATGCTGCGCTCGTGCGGGTTCAGCCGCCGCCCCGTCGCAGGGTCGGTCTCGTACGGGTCGGCATAGGACATCACCAGCTTCTCCGCCGACTCCATCGCCGGCCGCCGCAGCGCCGCGTGCCGCTCCGCCATGTCCACCAGGGCGTGCAACTCCACCGCCGCCGCATCGTGCAGCGCCTGCCCGGGGGTCATCCCCTGGCTCGGATCGCGGGTGCCAGGGGGGCGTGCTGGCCCCCCCTGGCTCCCCGTTCCCATCCTCAACGCCCCTGTCATGAGGCCTCCGTCACCTCGTCCATCCGCAGGCTCGCTAGCAGCGCCGCCGCCAGGGATGGCCCAGTCTCTATACGCACTTCGTCCTTCCGATATGTGCTCACCCACGGGAGCCCACTCCCGTGCCGCTCGGGCGACCCTTTGAAACACTCGGCCGAAAATGAGACGCCCCATTGATCGGAGCCCAGCCGATGGATAGTGAGTGTGTCCCAGCCGCCGCTCTCCGCCAGCCTCTCTATCAGGCCGGCGGCCGCCACTACCTCGGCTCGAGTCATGCCCCCTACCACCTGCTCGCGTTGTAGGTGATCATGTACCCGTCCGCCGCGGTGATCGTGGTCTCCGGCAGCACCGTCCCGTTCGCGGCGCTCACCGCCGCGCCTGCCGGCAGCGCCCCCGCCGCGGTCACTACCCAGGCCGTTCCCGCGCTCGCCTTCAAGGCGATCTGCGTGACATCCGTGTCCGCCGCGATGGGCCTGTACAGCCCCAGGTAATCGCCCCACCCGACCGTGTAGGTCTTGCCGCCCGGCACGGCTACGCTGCCGACCGCGATCGAGGTCACCGTCTTGTAGGGCACCTGTCCCTCAACGGTGGCCGCCCCAGTGCCCGTGAGCACGCTCACCCGAACATTGTCCGACCAGTCGGTGCCGGTGATGCGCACGTTGCTCAGGCACACCGCGTCATTGCCGGTAATGGTGATGTTCCGGTAGTAGCTGGGGTTCGTGATCCCGAGCGCGGTGGTCGTCCATACCGTGTTCAGCGCTCCGGTCGGCAGCACGATCGCGGCGTGCACCCCGGCCGCCGACAGCGCCGGCACCGCATCCATCACCTGCACGCACGGGTACTTCCCTCGCAAGGACACCGGCGGCATCGCCGCCCCCACCGGCCGCACCGACAGCGCCACCAACACCACCGCCAGCGCCACCAACAGCGCCGCCAGCGTCAACCATAGACCTCTCCGTCTCATCTCTCTGTTTCTCCTTGGCGCCTATGGCGCCGTCATTGGGCAGCGCCTTGCCCGCGCCATTCCCGAATCGCCCCATCCACCGCCCCCTCCCCACTAGCGCCCCCCGTTTCCGTTCGCCACCACTGGCACGATCCGCCTCACCCCCGTCGCCATCCCGCGCTCTTCCGGCGAAATGTACTTGTCCAGCCGGCAGAATTCCAGCTCGAAACGCGCGTAGGCCTCGTACAGCTTTTCTTGCCCCTCTCTGGTCATCTCCCGGTGCCCGTGCACCATCCCCATGTTCGCCAGCGTCTGGAAAAACAGCCCGGTATGCAGGATCTTCATGCCTCTCCTCCATTGTGGGGCGGGTTGGTAACCCGCCTGCGGTCGGCATTCATCGCACAAAGCTCCCCCGATCCCATGCCTGCGTCGCCACCGGCGCCGGCCCCAGTTGCGCCGTCTCCACCGGCCGCCCCGGCCGCGTCATACTCTCCAGCCGGGGCTTGAGCCCCGCCATCCGCCGGCAGTACTGGCTGATCCCCCACGCCATCACCCGATCGTCGTGCGCCCCGCTGTCCGCCGCGGGTTTACCCGAATCCTGGTAGCGGAACGACCTCACCTCCCGCCAGAACCCCTCGTCGTGCGCCATCAGGTCCCCATGCCGCATCGCCTCGTGCATCAGCTGCAGCATCTGGTTGCGCGTTTCCGCACTCGTACGGAACCCCGGCCGCCCGTCATCCGGATCGATGTATACGCACGTGGGCCACAGCTCGTGCAGCCGGTTCGCCACCACCACCCCGGTGTTGTTGCGCTCGGGGATAATGAGCCCGGGATACTCCTGCCACAGCTGGAAGCACAGGTGCGCGAACGGGATCTCCGGCCGCCGCCCGTGGAAGCAGGCCACCTCCTCCCCTCGCTCCCACTCCCGAATCACCAGGTGGGAGAAGTCGGCCCCGCCGTGCTCGCTGGAGAGGTTGGCCTGGGCGGTCCGCTGCTTCCCCTCCGCCACGTCCGCGGCCAGCAGGTACACCCTCCCCGGCTGGGGCGCCCGGAAGATCTTCAGCTCTCCGTTCTCCCTCTCCTCGATCGGCGCCATGGTGTACCGCTGCCGCAGTTCCTCCGCCGCCAGCAGGTCGAAATACAGCCGCCCCGACACCAGGAAGCAGCTCACATCGTCCTCGGGATACTCCTGCGCGAATCGCCCACCTGGCTCGGCCTGTTTCATCCGGCGCCACCGGATCTGCCCGTCGTCCAGCCCGTGCTCGTCCATCAGCCGCAGCTCATCCCCACTCAGGTCAGTCAGCACCTCCCCGCCGATCCGGTACTGCGGGTCCCACCACCAGGGGTAGAAGTGCGAGCGGTAGTTGCTCTCGCCATCTTTCGCCCGGCTCCACTCCTCGTGGAAGAAGTTCCCGGCGCCGTTGGGCGTGCTCTCCCACACCACCCGGCCCCCGATCGGCACCGTCTCGAGCAGCGATGTCAGGCTCTCCTCCGGCTCCCGCCAGAACGCAATCTCCGAGCAGTGCAGGTTGTTGATGGTCAGCCCTCGGCCGGCATCTGAGCTGCCCGCGGTCTTCACGTAGAAGCTGCTCCCCAACTCGGGCCAGAAGAACTCCCGCCGATTCGCAAACCTGGGCGCCCCCGCCCGCTCCCGCACTCGCGCCGGCAGCTGCTCCCAAAAGTGCATCACGATGCGGAAGATCATCTCGGTCGAATCGGCGTCGTGCGCCGCCATCACCGAGGTGGTGTTCGGGTGCAGGATGGTGTCGGCGAAGAACAGCCCGCTGATCACCGTCGTCATCCCCATCTGGCGTGCTTTTAGGATCATGTCGCGCTGCGTCCGCCGCCGGCAGTATTCGAGCTGCACCGGGTTGAGCAGAAATGGGATATTCTCCCGGTCTTTGGTGCGGATGCGCAGGTTCTGCTCCATCCAGGGGATGGGGTCCCCCCGCCGCGCTAGCTCCTCCGCCGCCTGCTCCTCGATCTCCCCGATGGTCTCCGCACTCAATGCCCTTCGCCCGCGAGTATCGATCATGGTCGGGTGCTCATCAACAGCAGGGATATGCGCTCTATGTCGTCACGAGCCCATTGAGTGCGACGCACGTACCCCTCCTCACACATCTCGCCGTAGATGAACGCGCGGTTCAGTTCCACGAGATGGTCCAGGAACATGCGGCTGAACACCCGCAACGGCCCCATAGGCCACCCTTCCCTCATGCCGGCTTGCCTTTCCCTTTGTGGGGCAGGTTGGCAACCTGCCGCCGCGTCCCTGGGGCATCAGGTTCGCCCCGGAGCCTCCCTGCCAGGATCGCCCGCAGCTCCTCATCCGTCATCCCCCCCACCCCATGCTCCTGCCGCACCGTCCCGCCGTGCTCCACCTGCTGTTTGTCCCGCCATTCCTCGGGCTTCCGGTTCTTCAGCCAGAAAATCTGCGCCGTCGTGTCCGGCGGCAGCTCCTTCGTGGTGCGTTCCCGGCGCACCACCACCAGCTCGCCATCCCCCTCCGGCGCGTCCCCCGCTCCCTCATCCAGCGGCGCCATCACTGCGATTATCGCCGGCCGTTCGCGGACGATCTTCGTTTCCGTCACCTGCACTCCGAGCGCCCGCTGCAACAGACTTTTCTCCACCTTGTCGTCGGTGAGCGCTTTTCCGGCCTTTATGGCGGCCGAAAACTCCTCGTGCTCCCCCTGCCAGGCCTTCAGCGTGCTCAGCGCTATCCCTAGCCCGCGGGCGATCTCCTCGCTCGTCGCCCCGCCCGCCGCCAGCCGGTAGGCCACCTCCGGGTGATCCGCCAGCCGATACAACGTGGGACGCCCGGGCCCGGGCTTCTTTGTCTCTCCGCCCTTCCGCCTCCCAGCACTCAATACGACCGCCTCTCCACCACCACCCTCGCCCGGTACTGCTCCCCGCACCGTCCGCACACCCCCGCCGCCACCCCCTCCGGCAACCGGCTCATGCTCCCCGGCTCTAGCGTCGCGTCCAGCGCCACCGTCGTATCGCACGTCGCGCAACTCACTCGCAGATCCATCAGCACCAGCGATCCCCACCCTAGCCGCCCCGGATCCACCGCCTCCCACACGTCCCGCTGCAGTTGACTCAGCATCCGCTGCTCCCCGAAAGACAAAAGCCGGCCCCTGGGCTCAGGCTCGGGTTGATCAGACCCTACCTCAGCTCAGCAGCCGGCTCAGCTGCGTCGGCTCTTCCCCACTCCCACCATCTTTGTGGTCCGGGTGGCAACCCGGCGTAGGCCAGGGGCTCGATTGCTACAGCGCGTAGGGCAGGAGATTCCCTCCTGCCCTCCCATAGTGCCATATTCTCTCCCCCGCGTCAAATTCCTACAGTTCCGCCAGCCGCGCCTTTAGCCTCTCCGCCGACCATCCGTACTTCTTCGCAACGGTCCGGATCATCCGCTCTGCCGCCGCCAGCTTCTGCTCCGGAGTCCAGGCCCCCCGCAGCCTCCTCGCCGTTCCCTCCGACTCCTCGCCTCCTCGACTCTTCGCCTCCACCACCCGCCCCTGCTGCAGCGCCTTGATCTGCGCCTTGAGGCGGCCGATCTCCTGGTCCAGCGCCTCCCGGCGCGCCACCCTCGTCTCCAGTTGCCGCTCCAGCTTGGGCACCTGACGCTGCCCCGCCGCCAGCGCCCGTTGCCGTGCCCGCACCCGGTCCATCAACTCCCCCAACTCCAGCGTGGTCATCGCCCCGATCTCGACGGGACCCACCGTCTGGTTTTCCCTCGCGGTGCTCCCGGCGGAGGGTCCGCTCGGCCCTGTTCTCATGATCGCCTCCGTTCCTCTGATCTTGCCTGCCCGCAGCCTCTCCATCACCGCCGGCGCCTGCGACAGGATAATCTTGCGCTCCGCCCCGCTCAGTTCCGCCAGGAACTGCCGCTCGCCCCTCGCATAGTGCAGTACCTGGCGCGGCAGGCAGCCGGCCCCGTCATCGCCGGGTCCCATCCCTCTGGGCGCCCCACAGTCATCCCCCACCGACGCCCCCGTGATCCCGCAGTCCAGATCCCCGGGCCCCCGGCCGTCCTGGATGTACCCGCATCGGGCCTGCTCTCTCCTCATCTGTCCCTCTCCCCAGCGCGGCATCTGCGGCCACCCCCTTGAGCGCGGCGTACACCGCGTTGCCGCTTACCCCTACCCTCCGCCCGATTGCGGTGTAACTCATCCCCCCTGCCCGCAGCGCACGCAGAGGGGCCACCCTCTCGGCCGTCCAGGTCCGCGGCCTCCCCGCCCTCCGCGTCTGCTGCCCATCATCGGTCCCCTGCCGCACTCTCTCCGCCGCCGCCTCCACCTCGGGGTCCGCCACCAACCTGGCCAGGGCCGCCATCAGCGCCTCCCGGTATTCCCAGTCCGTCGGCAGACCCACATCAGCCAGGATCTCCGCGATCAGGGACCTCATGCTAGCACCCTCGGGTTCATGCTCTCCTCGATCAGCGCCTTCAGCCCAACCCCCAGCGCGTCCCGCACGTGTTCCCCCTTCGCCCCCTTGCCCGCTTGCGGCGAGCCGAATATCCCCCACGCTACCCACGCCTCCGTGTCATTTACTGGCGACACCCGCCGCAACTCGCCTCGACCAAACAGCCAACCCTCCAGGTAGCCCGCTTGTGCCTCCTGTACCCGCCCCACATCGGCGAGGTACCACTTCTTGGCTCGCCGTTCGGTGAAGGTCTCCTCGCAGTAGACCATCCGAATGCCCCGCCTCTCCATCACCTCGGCGATGGCCTCCGCGATCTGCTCGCTGTCCCATCCGCTGAATTGCCGCGTCTCCAGCAGCACCGGCGCCCGCTCGCTCCCCATCACCACCGCGATCGCCGGTGAAGCGCCCAGGTCTATCGCAAGCAGAGGCCTCATCTCACCCCCAGCGGCAGCACCATCTCCGCGCCCTCGCCCTCCGGCAGCTCCGTCACCTGCCCCAACCGCTGCCGTATCAGCTCCAGGTACTGCTCGCAAATCTCGATGCCAGCCCACCTCCGCCCCAGGTCCTGAGCGACCTTCAGCGTCGTGCCGCTGCCGGCGAACGGGTCGAGCACGATGCCCGCTAGCCATTCAGTCACGCCGCAGGAGCAGGTGCGCCGCCAACCCGCTGTGCGGCAGCGCGTTGATAGTGCCTGCTCGAAAATCTTACTGAGTGGCCTACTCGTTCCGGCACTTTGGCCGAGGGACGCCTTCCTGCAGTGTTCGGCGTACTTCTCGTCTGGGGTGTTGTCATGCACAATCCCCCGAACCCTCTCCACCACCCGCGCCCAGGGCGCGCCGCATTCCCGACACACCCGCGGTGGACATCCCGCGAGGATGCACCGCGTCGGCAGCGCAGGAGGAAACACCGCGAAGTGGGCGCCGGCATAGCCCATCGTCGGGAACTGCCAGACGGTGCGGAGATTGCGGCCGCCAGTAAGCGCATCTGCATCCCACATCCCCGGCCTGCGGGTTCTGATTCCTTGCTCGCGCAGCTGCTCGTTCTTCCCCGCGGCCATCGGCGTGCGGTACCGCTCCACGCTCGCGGCGCTGATACCCTCCCTCACGTCCTCCCCGTCGGCCCAGTAGTTCTGGCTGGCCGCGAGAAGAAGCACCTTCTCGTGCGCGGTGGTCGGCCGCCAGGACCCGCGCCGCAACACCAGGCCGTCATTCGGTGTGCATTTGGGGCAGCCGGGACAGTCCTGCCAGATAGTCTCCGTGCGGCCCGTTGGAACACGATGCCCCACTCTGCCAGTAATGATTCCCCCAGGAGTCGGGAGCGATATTGGATTCGCACACTTCATGCAGCCCAGGCAATCGGCCGACTCTTCCCGTTCCACCTTGACCTGATGCTGCTGCCAAGACCAACCCGAAATACTCTCCGGCATACATGACGGCTTATGCCAAATCACCTCGCTCCGCACGAACCAGCCATCGGCCTGCGCCGCCAGCGCCACGCGTTGCGGTATCATGCAGAGGTCGCCGGGCTTGAGGCCGGGGGACGGCCCCGCGCGCCCACGTTCATTTCGATTCCGCCTCTCGTACCCGTCACTGCCAATGATATCCCCAGCTCCGCCGAAGCGTCGAAAGGACTGCGACAGTCCTGGGTTCACCTCGTTGGCGTGCGCGCCGCCGCTGCCCGCGTAGCTATCGCCCAGGTTCCACCAGAGCACACCATTGGGCCTCAGTACGCGCCGAATCGCCCGGAGGATCATGAGCGTGTGGCAGACATAACAGACCGAGCACAGCTTCCCCTCCGGCCGCCCGCAGTCGTGCAGGGGTTCGAGGCCGTAGCCGCCCCGCCACGCGCCGCAGCGCGAGCACACGCGCCCGCCCGTGGCGTCGTAGCATGAACCCCGCACAGAAGCCTGCTTTGCGCTGCCTGCGTCATCGTGTCTTCTGCTCCGCCGAGGTGCGGTTTCAGCCCACGCGTGTTCGCAACCCGCGTCCCCGCCCCACACGCAGGCCTGCTCGCCCGAATAGGCGCGAAGTCCCCAATACGGCGGGCTGGTCACAACGCAGTGGACGCTCGCCGCCGGCCACGTCGCCAGCACGTCCAGCACGTGGCCGATCGTCACCTCACCCAGCGCCAGGGTCATCCGCCTCCTCCTCCCTCGCCACTGCCTCCGGGAGCTCCCACACGCCGAGCTGACCCCGCAGCGCCTCCAGTCGCTGAATCCTCTCCCCAATCCAGCGGATCACTGGGACCGCAAAAGCATTGCCGAGTGCCCGATATCGCGGCCCATCCGGGCACTGCTCGCGCGGTCGGCCCCGCCAGGGAATCAGCGTCCAGTCGTCGGGGAAGCCTTGCAGCCGCTCGCATTCCCGCGGAGTCAGTCGGCGCACCGCTCTGCCGATCCTGGCGAACTGGTACGAATGTTCCGCGTTCGCCCTTAGTCCCTGCGCTGTCTCGTTCTCAACCTGCCCGCCGCCGCTGGCCCACTGAACCTGTCTGGCATCCACAGGCAGAAGCGTCTCACTCTCCTCATCTATCCTGCCGCTGCCGCTCTTGGCGTCGAGGGTGAAGGCGACAGGTTGAATATAGCCGCTCAGATATTGCTGAAGGCTGCTTATGCCGCCATCGCCGTGCTTTCTCTCCGTGGCTGCGTTCGCACAGAGGGGACCGACTACTTCTGACACGAAGGTCTCTCGGCTTTCGTCCTGGCTACAGTTTCCAGAGCGCGCCGCAACTGCTCGGGCAACACCTTTCCCCGTTTGGCGGCCCTTCGGAGTATCCCCGCGCAGGCTCGCGCGCTCAAGAAGTACCGCCGCGGCAGGTCGCCAGTCTCCAAGATAGCCGACAACGTAGGGATGCCGGCGTCGCTGGGGAACTCCGAAGCCTTGTGCGTCAAGAACTCGGTAGGCGAACCCATACCCGCACCGCCCCAGTGCCCCGAGGAAGGAACCAAAGTCCCGTCCTCCGTCGCTGGACAGGAGGCCGGCGACATTCTCGAAGACCACCCAGCGGGGGCGCAGGCGGCGAGCAATCGCAAGGAATTCGAAGGCCAGGAGACCACGAGGGTCATCCAAGCCCGCTCTTCGTCCTGCGACGCTGAAGGACTGGCAGGGGGTTCCTGCGACAAGAACGTCAACTGGTTCGGCATCTCTGATTTCACGCATATCTCCAAGGTTTACCGTTCCGGGATCGTGGTAATCAATTACCGCGCGGCAGAAGGGGTCTATCTCCGAGACCCACTTGCGCTCCCAGCCCAGCGGTCCCCAGGCCACCCGCGCCCCGCCTATGCCAGCGCATATCTCAGCATATGTCACCGTCTCACTTCACCCAACGGCAGGGCCATCAGCCTCCACCGCCCTCGCCACTGCCTCCGGGAGCTCCCACACGCCGAGCTGACCCCGCAGCGGGACCATCGTCTCCAGCCGCCTCTGCTCCGCAAACACCCAGGCGCATAACCCCTCCCGCCACCAGGAGAGCGGGTTCAGATGTAGCGGCTGCTCCAGCTCGAACTGCTCCCGGCCTCTATATGCCTCGCCATCGTGGCCTATATCTGTGCGGTACCAATGCCAGCCGACCAAGCGCACCACCCCCACCATTCCGCCCAGGCGCTCTTCCCACGCGCCCAGGTTGGCGACCATGGAGGGATGACTCGGTCTTATTCCTGCCGCCATCCAAATCGCAGCCGGCGCCTGGAGATCAACATGCTTCCCCGCGTGAATCGCGAACAACGGCGCCTGGTGCGTCTCCGGGTAATACCGCGCCGCCACGATCAAATCGCACACCTCCCACGGCGGCGCCCAGGTCCTGATCTCCAGGTTCTTCGACCCGTTCACGATGCACTCCGCCCACGGCTGTTTCACGCTCAGGCACAGCATCACGCCCCCTTTGCGGGCAGTCTCCAAGGCAGTTCCCCGGGCTGCGGCGGGAAGCGGATCACCCGCGACTCTCCCGGTTCCCCGCTGGCCTGCTTGATATAGCACGGCACGCCCGCTAACTGGCATTGCGTCGAAACATCCCGAAGCCATTGACAGGGAGTGTGACGCGCGCCCGGGCCGCTCTCGCAACCGGCGACGACGAAGTTGAACAGACCCATATCCTCGCCGAGATCCACAGGCCCAAGTAGCGGTTCCAGACTCAGCCATACCTGGTCGCACTGCATGAAGCGGTTCCGCGCAATCTCTGCAACCCTCTTGGCCGAGTCGTTATCCCAAGCACTGAACCCCCACCACACTGGATCGCCGTTAGCGCCGAGGTGCTCCAACATCGGCAGCACCATGCCGCTCATGCGTTCCCACCTCTTCGTCACCAGGAGGTACCGATGGTGCGGAGCCGCCGCGATTGTACGGCAGACGCGGAAGATGAACTCATCCGGCACCTGCTCGTGGAACAGATCGCCACGTGAACAGACCAGCACCACCCGCGGCTTTCGCCAGTGCAGCGGCTGCTCCAGGCGGTCGGCGTGGAGGACGAGGCGGGAGAATGGAATCGGCACCTCGCCGGTGAGTTGACATGTACCACAAACCTCGCGGTCGGCAAGTCCGGTGATAGGCATAGTGCCCTTACCCCGACAACGGAGGCACCCTTCGTATCCGCCATGCGTCGCTGGCAGGCGACGCGCAAGCGCCGCGGCCCAGCAATTACGACAACCTTCTCCGACCGGAGTGCAGCCCGTAACCGGGTCCCAAGTATCAGTCGCGTAAGGAATGCGCGTCTTGCCCATCACGTGCCCTCCATCGTCAGCGACTTGAACCTGGCCCACACCCTCGCCACCTTGCGCCGCGTCGCTCTGCTCGGGTGACTGGTCATGCGCTCGAATCGCACGCCGCTATCAGCCGCGTTCCCATCAGGTCATAGTGGGGGTACGACGCCGGCTGATACCACTCGCGCTTGAGGCCGAGCGTGGCCGCGGCCTCGTGCAGCTCATCGATAGTGTCAGCCACCAGGTGGCAGGTGGCACTCTTCCGAGCCCACCCCCTGGCTTTCCACGGCACGGGGGCATCGTGAGCGATCATCGAAACCCTCCTGCGCGCTCCAATTCATCCCTCCGCCCGCTCGGTAGCATCGCTGCCTCCAGGACGTACTTGCGCCGCACCGCGAACCACTCGCGCCAGTCTGGGCGCCTAAACTCAAATTCGTCTGGTGCCCGGTAGAGCATCAGGAACGGAATGCCTCCGGCCAGTAGCACCTGCTCACACCGTGCCGCGGCGAGGTCCGGGGTGTCGTCGGGATCGAAAGCAGCCAGCACATAGCAATGGATATGATCGCGGGTTAGGCCGGCGGCGCGAAGCAGTGAGATCGCCGCCCGCGTCTGCTCCCACTGCTCCGGGAGATCGTACGCGAGGAATAGTCGCTCAAGGCGCAGGGTCAGGAGCTGCTGGGCGATCCGATCGGTAATCAGACTCGCCTCCAACCCGCCCGTGAACAGAATCGGCTTCGGTTGCCGCTTCAGCATCTCGAACACGGCAGCGACGTGTCCGGGCGAGCAGGCCAGCAGGTTATTGTCCATCACATTCCAACCGTCCCGGATAGGTAACTCTCGCAGCGGACCTTCACGTTGCTGCACTGCGCAGTAAGAGCACGAGCGCCTACAACCCCGACTTGTGATCGTGTATCCCGGTTTGAGATAGAGGCCCGGCATAAACTCTCCCGGCCTGTTATCGGCACCATGGTAGGCAGGTCCTCCGAGACGCACCATGCCGGGATAGAATTGCGCCCAGCTTTCCGCCAACCGCTCCCCTTCCTTCCTGTCCCACGAGCATGTCACGGATATATGCACCTCGTCGGTCTCGGGAAGGAAGATGGGCAAGGGCGGATCGCCAACGAATGAGAGGGCATCTGTGGGCGTAGCGTTCGTATAAATCGGAAAGACGCGGATAATCCTCATGCTCCGAACCCCATCACGACTGCTTCGCCGCCCGCTCGGCGGCCGCATGGAAGTCCACCGCATCGGGACAGATATCGGTGATAGTTACCCGTGGCTGGCCCATATTGCCAAACCAGGGATCGATGGCATTGCACCAACCATACTCCGTCTCGCTTTGGACGCTCCCTGGGCGTGAGAACTTCTTGCAGTTCCCGCAGCACTTCGCCTTGGCCGTCACCCTCCGTGCCTCACCCATCACACCTCCTTCGCCGCGCTCTCGGCGGCGGCATGGAAGTCCACCCGCACGCGCCGGATTGCCCGCAGGATTGTGACGGTGTGGCACACATAACACACCGAGCAGAGTTCGCCCGCAGGCCGCCCGCAGTCGTGCAAGGGCTCGAGGCCGTAGGCGCCCCGCCAGCACATCCAGCACGTGGCCTATCGTCACCTCACCCAACGGCAGGGTCATCAGCCTCCACCGCCCTCGCCACTGCCTCCGGGAGCTCCCACACGCCGAGCTGACCCCGCAACGGGACCATCGTCTCCAGCCGCCTCTGCTCGGCAAACACCCAGGCGCATAACCCCTCCCGCCACCAGGAGAGCGGGTTCAGATGTAGCGGCTGCTCCAGCACGTACTGCCGGCGGCCTCTATATGCCTCGCCGTCGTGGCCTATATCTGTCCGATACCAGTGCCACCCCACCAGCCGCGCCAGCCCCACGATGCCGCCCTGACGTGGGGGATCGTATATCTCGTATACCTTCTCCCAGATCTCGTGGGGCGCGTCCACGTCCGGCCTCATCCCCGCGTGAATCGCAAACAGCGGCGCCTGCTTCTCCTCGGGGTACTCCCACGCCGCCAGGATCAAATCGCATACATCCCGGGGCGGCGCCCAAGTGCGGATCTCGATGCTTTTGGAGCCGTTCACCAGGCACTCCGCCCAGGGCTGCTTGAGGCTGAGCGCTAACATTTCCCTGCCTCCACCAGCCGAAACCCCTCCGCCCTTAACGCCCGCACCAGGCTCGGGTTGGCTGAGGGCCGGAGCCGGGCCACCTCCCGCCCGCTCTCGTCCAGCACCCGCACCCAGTGCGGGGCCAGCATGGGCAGAGCCGATGCCTCGCAGTGCACCACTCGTACCAGGTCACACCTTCGCATCACGCTACCTTCTCCCTCCTGCGCTCCCGCGCCGCCACGATGCGTGCGTACAGCTCCGGGCTCCTCTCCCGCACCTGCTCCAAGGACCCGGCGATGTGCCGCTGCGCCTTGTTATGCCGGGCCGCTCGCGTCCGCCGCGCCGCCCGCGCCGCCTGGTATTCCTCCCACCAGTTCGCCTGCCTCATCGCCTCTCTCGTCCGCATCATCCCCGCCTCTCCCTCGCCACCCACCCCGCCCAGGCCCGATCCGGCCGCGCCGGCGGGCTCTCCGCCGCTCGCTGCGCGAAGCGCTCCGCCGCCCGCGCGATCTGTCCCGGCGAGAGGTCGGGGCGGGCACGCACCGCTCTCAGAAACCCGCCCCGGCTCACTCCCGCAGCCCCCACCACCAGGCTGCACCGATCCACGCTCGGCACTCCCTCGCACGGGTGCCGCCTCTGGGCCGTGTGAGTCAGGCTGTCAGCCTGACCTCCTCCGGGCCTGGCCGTTGAGACTGACGCAGCTTTAGCTGCCCCAGACCAAGACGGCCGTCCCGTCGGCGTAGCCCCTCCGGGCAGGTTGTCCACAGCCCGGGGGGTGGAGCCGACGCGTCTGGTCTTGTAGTCTGTAAACAGACTGTCTGGTCTGGTCTCCCCCTCCCTCCCCTCCCCCGCGACCCACAACCCTACGGTTGTCGGTTTGGGGGGGGGTGACAACTCTACGGTTGTCGGTGGTGACAACTCTACGGTTGTCACTGGGAACGGAAGTTCGCCGTCGCCCGGCAGGTTATCCACAAGGTTATCCACACCCCCTACCCACCAGGTGGGAGTGAGATCGTAGCTCCCCGCCCCCCCCTGCGGCGCCGCCCGCCGCAGGTACTCTAGCTCCTCGAGATGGCGCAGCGATCGCCGCACCAGCTCTCGCGCTCCTGCTCCCTCCACCTCCAACAGCCGCATCACCGTCCGCGCCCGAATCCGCAGCGGTTGCATCGCCTCTCGCTGCTTGTCCCACCGCGCCGTCCCCAACAGCGCGATCAGCACCCGCAGATCCCACCACCCCAAACGCCTGTCCGCCGCCACCGCCACCGGCACCATCGCGAAGTGCTGCAATCACGCCTCCCCTATCCGCCCTGGCCGGGTTAGCAACCCGGCCAGGGCGGCGTCGCCCATACCTGCGTGAGGCTGCTCCGTTGGGCAGGAGCTTGTCTCCTGCCATCCCTCCACTGCCCGCTACTAACGGTCAGATTTGCGCCCGGCCTCGAGTCACTCCGGCCCCCGCCCGAGCCTCCCGAGTGCCCCCTCCAGCACCCCGCATGTCACTTGCAGTATCGCGTTCGCTGTCGCCACCCTCCTGTGTGCGTTCCCAACCATCCCGAGGTTGACTCCCGGAGTCGACTTGTCCGTCTGTTCTGGGAGAATCTCCGGCGGCGAGAACAGCACCTGATTCAGCATCCCCGCCAGCGCGAGCGATTGCTCCACATGCTGCTCGAGCAAAGTCAGCTGTTCGTCCAGATCACCCGCCGTGATTCCCAGCCTCTCTTGGACCGCCCAGCTTCCTGCCAGCGCCTCCGGCGGCTTCTTAGCAATCATTCCTGCGCTGGCATACCTCCTCGTCTCTCCCGGTCCGCTCTGCCGCGTGTCCATCCTCACCTCCCTTTCTCCAGCAGCGCCCCTCCTCCAGCAGCCCCCGCCCCTCCCACTCATACCAGACCTGGGCTTCCTCGGCCGTGCCGTCCCACTCGCCCGCAATCGCCCGCTGCGCCAGATCTTCGAGGCCGTGTCGGTGCAGCACCTCCACCAGGTCCCGAATCGGAGTCGCACTGGGGCTCTCGAAATCATCGAACCGACCCGCCCGGGCCTCAACGGCCAGCAGATGCAGGCCCTCTCGGTCCAGCACCGCGGCCAGCCGTTCCTTGGTGCTCATCGCCCCTCCTCCAGCAGCGCCGCCGCGCTCAGGTTGCGCAGGCCCGGCGCCATCCGTTCTTGCCTCCCCGCCATCACATCCGCCGCCCAACACATCCCCACCAGCAGCGCCAGCGACAGCAGCGCCGTGAACCACCCGGGCCACCTCAGCCACTCCTTAGCCTTGATCAGCCATTTGCCCATGTCACCTCCTTAGTCCCGCGGGAGCGGGCCGGTTGACTGGTGGGGAAGCCGACCCGCTCCGCGTCGGGAAGTGGGACAGGTTGGCAACCTGTCCGCCGCAGCGCCGTCATCAGGGCCCGCTGCCGTGCCGCCGTCACGTCTCGCTGCCGCACCCAGCCCATCATGCTTCCCGTGCGGCGGTCCCTCACCACATCCCCTCGCCGCTCATGCGCACCGTACTTTCGCATCGACGGCTCTGGCCGCCGTTCCGACTCTTCGACTCTTCGCCTCTTCGACTCCTCGACTCCTGGCATCTCTCTCTCCGTTCTAGTGCCGCGGGCCGGGCCTTCGCGGAGGGGGATAGTGACGTG